CGTGCCACCGATTCTGCACTTCTTCCAACTACATAACCACCTAAACCTATTTGTAGTAATGTCCAAACATCACCTGGTAAAGTTATAGTTATTGAAGCTTTAAAGAAGAATAATATAACAGGTCCTAATACATAGTTCCATATTAAAATAAATATCAATACATACATAAGTAATGGTCGCCAAGACGATGCAAACCACCCTGCTTTTGCTTCAGCTTCAATAATTTTAGCTGCAGCCGTTAATTCTTGTGTATGAGATTGTAATAATTGAGTTTGTAATTGTGATTTTAATTTTTCTTGTAAATCTTTATCAGGAACTGATTTTTCAATTGTTGAAAAAAGTATTTTTGCAAGTGGTGCTACAGCATTTAATACTGGTAACATGATTTAATACCACTTTGCTGATCTTTTTTTCTCTGGAAGTATATTTCCTTGGCCTTGAACTACCTCAACTTGAGTTTCTTGTGGATTTGACATCTCAACATCAACTCCACCAACTAAATATCCATCTTTATCTGTAAATTTATCAAAATTTACTTCTTTGGATTGACCAATTTTTTTATTTTTGTTTTTCATAGCCATTTTATACTCCTTTTTTATTGATTTGGAAATCTATTTTTAAGTTTAGCAGCCAAAACAGTCTTTTCTAACGAAGTATTTGCTCTTAGTTTAGCTAATTCTTCATTTTGTCGTAGTTTTCTATCATCTGTTGACTGTGCCATCATTGTTTTCATCTTATCAAGATTAATTCTTTCTTTGTTTTCTTGTTCTTTGGTAGCATTTTCTTGTGCTCTAAGGTCTAACTCACGTGATCTTAATGCTGCAATAGGATCATTATCAATAATTGACATAATTTTGTTTTCTTCAGACATAAATTCTTCCATTGCATCAGCAATAATTTTAGCTTTTCTTGCTTCAATCTGTTGTTGTATGTTTTGCACTTGTGGATTTTGCATCATTTGTGGATTTTGCATCATTTGAGATACTTGAGCAATTTCATTTCTAAATTCAAGTTCAACTTGTTCTTGTCCCATCAAAGAAATATGTTCAAAAATATTTTTTTCTAATGATGCTAAAACTACGGGTGCATTTTTTGCAAGATTAGTAGACATAAAACTTAAATGCGCAACGATATGTGATCTATGGTCTTGTCCTGGGAATGCTTGGAATGGTTTCCCTGCGAGAGCATCTACATGTTCTAGCGCAGGGTCCTTTGGTGTGGGTTGATCTGGTTTATTTAAAATTCTATCTACATCTCTAACACCTAATGCATTGTACATATTTCTATAAACTTCATACATGTTATGAATTGCAGGATTAGACATTGCTAATTGTAATTCAGTTTGTGCAATAGATATTCTTTGTGTTTGTGAAAATATATTTGGATCTGCAACTGGAATAATATCTACTTTGTCATCAAAATCTGCTTGTTTAATACTTCTCTCTCCACCTACAACATTGTAAGGATATTCTGGTGGTAAATAAGTTTTAAATACATTTGATAATAATCTAAATTCCTCTTTCATTGAGGCATAAATTCTTTTGTGAATAGCAGACATTGTTCTGCTTCCTCTTTCCAGCAAAGCCACGGTCGTGCCCACTGCTGCTTGCTGATTCCCATCCCCTACTTGCATGTCCGCTATCGAAGCAAAGCGCTGACCTGCTTGAACCACGACCCCCATTAATGCTAATAAAGTTTGTGAAGGCTCTTTATAAGGTAAAGTCATAAATGCATCTCTTAAATTTCCTCCTGGTGCATCTACATCTCTAAATTCACCCGGTTGAATAGATTGAGCATCATCTCTAATTCTAATTCCTCTTTGTTTAAATCCTGCAGGTAAATTAGATAATGTTCCTGCGTCTAATAATTGTCTTAATGCTTGAGTTGCAGTACGTGACAATCCACCAATCATTTGAATTAGACCATTACCATAGAATCCAAATCCTGGTAAAAATTTAAAGTGTACAAAATATTGTACTTTTTGTTTTTTAGGATCTGTTTCAGAATAATTACGTCTTATTGATAAAACTTCTCTAGATCCTTCTTCAATAGTTACAATATATGGAAGTTTAATTCCTGTGGGCTCACCAGAAAAATCTTTATCTTCAAATCCTTCTAAATCTAAATTAATATGGCATTCATAAAGTGTAAAAACATCTTCTGTTTGACCACTCATCGTAACACCTTCTAATTGTCTTTCTTTAGATCTAACATCATCATCTTGTGTTAGTTCATCAGATGCTTTTAATTCTATATCTCTATAAAATCCTGCTACTTGTTGTTTACGTAATTCGTTTTCTGAAATTTTAATAACATGAATAATTGCTTCTGCATCTTCTAATGAACTTGCTGTGTATGGAACAATAATATCTTGAGCTTGAATAAATTTAGATACTGCTCTTCCAAGAATTTCATCATAATAAACTTTTTTAAATGTAGATCCTGATAATGGTAAATAAAATAACATTTGATCAAATTCAGGTTCATATTCTTTCATGACATCCATGATTTGATAATTCATAAATTCAGAAACTCGTTCTGCTTGATCTTCTATTTCAGGAGTTGTTGCACCAACTACTTGTGTTCTAACAGGTCCTTCTGGTGGTAATAATTCTTTGTAAGCTAAAGCTTGAAATTGTGTAACAGCTTCTGCTAAAACTGGATGAGTTGCACTTGATGCACCTTGAAATGGTTCTGTTCTTGATTCGTATTTAAATCCTAATAAATCTAATCCTTGAGTGTAAGCCTTTTCCCAATCTGCTCTTGAATCTTTATAAGATTGTGCATCTTGATAAAGTTCTGATCCTAATCTATTTAAAACTGTTTCATCAATAACTTCAGCAAGGTTTGCATTAAATTCTGTTTCACCTGATAAATCTTTTGTTGGATCAAAATTTATATCAACACTACCATCTTCATTTTCAGTAACTTCAGTTGGAGATGTTGGCATCTCTTCTGTTTCACTAATAACAAGATCTGTCTCCTGTTCAGGAGTCAAAGGTCTATTTATTGTTGGAATAGGTTTTTCTATTTCTGCCATTTGTTGTTTTCTCCGATTTAACTGTTCTAACAGTATTATAACTAATATTCAAGCCTTGCGGGTTAGGTCCACGTAATGGTGGTATAGTTCTAGTTAATCGTTTAATCATATACAGGTCCGTAGTTTGTTGTTTCTTCAATAAAGTCTGCTGGTTGATCTGTCATCTGATCTCTTCTAGCTTGTTTAGCTGGTATTATTTTTCTGTTCTTAATATCACCCGTTGCAAATCTTTCGGCAGCTTCAACATCTCCGTAAATTGTATCTCTTCCTGGTATTTTTCTTGTCTCACTCATTGTAATATCTACATCGTCTGGTCCTTGTGCAAAATACCTTGGTTCTTTTTCTAAAACTTTAAATTCTGCTGGTTCTACTTTTATACCATTATAATATTTAAGTTCCATTGTAGGTCTGTAATAAAGAGTGATTGGAAAATCTATTCCTTCTTGATTTCTTGGTGAATGAATATCAACTGCTATTCTTCCATCTGGATATTCTCTTAAAACAAATTCTGTATCACCATCTATATGATGAGTTAATTTTTCTTCTCCTTTTGAAAGGCCACCATAACCTTTTGCTTCATGTTTATAAGATGCTTCTCCTTTTAAATAATAAGGTTCCTCATATGGTTTTCCTTGTACTTTTATTTTTTCAACGAGATCCGGGAACCAAGGATACATTCCCTGTGCTTTTTCAAATTTTATTTTAGATGCAATTTGAGTTGCTGTTTTTCCACCTTTAAAAGCTTTTATTAAGTCAGGTGCTATTGCCCCGGTGGCTGCTGTTCCTCCTAGTAATTTTAAAAATCCTCTTTTAGATATTCCTCCTTTATCAAATCCAATTCTTCCACCTTCTGCAGCTCCTATTGCACCAGATTCAATTACATTTTGTTGTTCTTCTGATAAAGGTTTTAATTTTTGTTGTTGTATGTCTATTATATTTAAATCTGGACCAAATTTTTTATTAAGATCGTCTTTAAATAAATTTATAAATTCTGGTCCATACAATCTTTCTAATTGTTCAAAAACAGCTGTTTTAAAACTGTATTTTGAAGATTCAGCTGCATTCGGATTTCTTTTTAAAATATCTTCATATAAAATATTAGCATAATTTAATAAGTTATCTTCTACATCTCCATATTTTGTCCCTGTAATATTTTTTTCTAAAATATTTTTTTGTTTTTCTAAATCAGTTAAATAAGTTGTATCTACACCTGGAGATAATGGATCATATGCTCCTTCAGCGGCAGACTTTGCTCTTTCAAATTTTTTCTTTGTTTCTAAATATTGATTATATTCATTTGCTGCAGATTTAATGTTTTCGAATCCTTCATAATTTTTTTCTCCAATTACTTTTTTAACATCAGCTTCAGTTC